GCACCAACGGCGCATACATCTTGTGTCATAGAATTATAAGAAGGTGCTGCTGCTGTTCCTGGAGCTGATCTTATATTAGACGTTGTTGTACTAGTTGTAGTTGAACTTGATTCACTTCCTGATTCGTAAGTTGTACTAGACTCATACCCGCCTTCGATAGCGGTATTGGATCCAGAAACGTTAGACTGGGTTGAACCTGCGTAAGCTGTTGAACACACCAATAGTGTCAGTATTAAAAATGTAAATAAATACTTCATAAACTCCTAAGAGCAATTGTTTTTATCTAAATCAATTGGCTTGTCACCATTATAAAACCATACATAAGATGTGAGTTTCGTTCCATCTTGTGTATAGGTACATTTTTTGCCTACCGAGCAGGCGCTTAATGCAAATAATAATGCAAGAACTAAATATAATTTATTCATTTGGCTCCTCTGTTTTTTTTTCTTCGTCTTTTGTTTGACAGCACTCTCCGTTGTCTTCTTTTTCTTTTGAGTGCGTACCACAACATTTTTTTGGATCTATTGGCATGATAAACATTCGTCATTATTTACTGTAATTCCTTGGGGATTACAATTACATTTTTCGCATGCACATACACCATTAGCATCTGAATGTTCGCTAACAGTACAGTGACAATCACAAAGACAATTTTTACATTTACTCATTTTTCTTTTCCTCAATTTTGTAGAAGAACTTATCAGTATCTTCTGTTTTCCATTTGCCTGTGTCCTCTACAGTCCACGTACTCGTTTGTACTTTCCAATCAAATGGCACTTCATCCCTAACAGTAAACGAAGGAATACTCCATATAATCCTATTGTTGGGTTGAGCTGCATAATTTCCGTTTTTCAGGGCCATTATGTGGGCACACTTATGTTCTGCCGGTATCTCTGAATGATCCGTATCGACTATATTACTCTCTGGGTGAGCCCAGTCAACTGTGAAAAGATAGGTACCGTGATACCATTTCTTATCTTATCCAATATATTTTCCTGATTGGCCTAGAAGGATATCAAAAGTATGGACACTAGGATAGTAACTAAAACAATTCCAAAGCTCCAACTCGTCAAGTCGCATCCTAGGTACTTCTTTGACATCAAAGCCTCTTTGTATGAACGCAGAGATTGGTAGGCGGTAGAATACAGCTCCATTTTCCATAATTGCGTGAAAGAGTATCGCACTTCCTGAAATCGATGCCATCCCAAAGATGACACAGTCTTCAGCTTCTCCCACATGTCCGGAAAGGTCATAGAGATATTCTCTCCTTACCTGCGCATACGTTGCAGGTATGTTTGCGTTCAGGTAAGCCATCTACCATAAAACTCCTACGTCGCGATGATTATTAAAACAACAACTATTGCTACAGCAATAGAAATTTTTTTGTGAGCAATAACTTGTGCCCACGCATTTTTAATTGTTTCCATAGTTTCCTCCTTGTTAATCGTAGATATCCCCCCAATTTTTACCAAACTCATAGTCTACTTTATTAGGGACTTCTAATTCAACTGCAGATTCCATTATATCCACTATTCGTTTAGCTTGTTTATCATCTTCGATAGATAAATCAAGTTCATCATGAATTTGAATATGTGCAACTATACCTTCTTTATAGAGTTCTAGCATAGATTTTTTTGTCATATCTGCTGCAGAACCTTGAATTAATTTATTTAAAGATTTGTAAGTGTATGCTCGTTTGATTCCTGGTCCATGTTCCCTGAGTGCTTCTTCGTGTGGTAATGCTTTATGCATCCCGAATGAATTAGGTTCCCATAAATGGAAGCGACAAAGACGACCGAGTAACGTGCGAATCTGTCCCTGCTCCTGTGCTCTATTAGAAGCTTTGTCCATGAGCTGTTTAACAAAGGGTACACGACTGTGGTAAGTATTAAATAATTCTACTGCTTTTTCTTGTGTCACTCCTAGTTGTGCCTGAAGTTTCCCTTTACCCATTCCATAAAATAATCCTAAGTTAATTGTCTTGGCTTGGGATCGAGGAATCTCTGCCATATCGGCTACGGTCTGGTGGAAATCTGATTTAACATCTTCTTTATAAGAATCTACAACTTCATAGACTGAAGGTAGTTTATAAAGAGAGGCATAATGAACAACGAGTCTTGGTTCCTGTTGATTGTAATCAAAACATCCCCACTTGCATCCCTCTTCCGGTATAAATAGACTTCTGATCTTGGGTCCTAAGTCTTTGTTTCTAGCGGGAATTTGTTGAAGGTTGGGGTTCTGATAACTGAAACGTCCCGTGACTGTTCCGCCTCCAGCATTTCTAAGCTGATTAATTTCTGCATGAATTTTACCCTTATGTTCATATCTTAAAATAGAATCAATGAATGTAGTGTGAGCTTTATTAATTTCTCTTGCTTTTGCAATCATGTTTACGACTGGATGTTTATGTTCTTGTAAAAAATTTTTAGTAAAGGAGGGAGCAGATGTTTTTTCTGTGCGAGGGTATTCTATTTTTAACATATCAAATACATTAGCCACAGATCTTGCGGCCCAGATTTGAGTGTCTACATTGGTTTCTTTTTTTATATTGCTTAGGATTTCTTTTTCTTCGGCCATTAATTGTTTCTTCATTGCATGAGCTTTTTCGATGTCGACTCGGACTCCTTTGAATCGCATATCCACGAGACAAGGAAAGAGATCTGTTTCTAAATCAAAGATGTCTTCTAAATCTTGTTGAATAATTTCTTTCTTCATTTCTTGCCAAAGACCTAAAGTAATTTCTGCGTCCCGTTCTGCATAAGATCCGGCGTGCATAGCAGGTAACTTGTACATCTCTGCTTTAGGATTGATACCCCACTCTTCTGCAGCTTCGGCCAGTGCTCTTTCATTTTTTCCATAGCCTAAATAATGCCAGGATAAACTATTGAGATCGTACCTAAATCTATTTTCATCAGTGATGGCTGCCGCCAGCATGGTACAGACCATATCGCCATTAATCTTGAAGCCCATGGCTCTTAACCAACAGACGTCATAAATAGCATTGTGAAATATTTTTGTGGAAGGAGCTTCTAAAACATCTTTAAGCCATGATAATACTTTGGCCTTCTCCATATTCCCACCACCTTCATGAGCAATTGGAAAATATCCTTTGTAGTAAGAAGTTGCGACGGCTATGCCTATCACTTCTCCGTTACCGATAATAGAACCAGATCCTTTTTTAATAAGATCAGGATCTTTTGTTTCTAGATCGATTGCAATTTCATCCACTTGTCTTAAGTCTGGAAATTCTGTCGGCTTCACCCATTCAGTCTGGGCTTCAAATCTAGGAATTCGCATTAGTTATGTGGACACCTTTCTTTTTTATCTTGCTTCCATTTATTGTAGCCTTCTGTCCAACTTTCTTGAGGGCCATAATCTCTTTCAATGATCATATCAATATAATGTTTAGCCTTTTCTAGATCCTGTACTTCTCCTTTATGCGCATGTCTGCAGATATATTTAATAGCATTTCCTTCTGCAAATTGCAATTTGTTCTTATTTATAAACTCACTCGGTTGCTCCACCATGTCCATGTAGTGACGGCCCCCAATTTGTTTACTGTAAACTTTCGATGTCATATCCTTTATCCTCCTTTTTTGCCGCCAAAATATATAAATTTTGTTTAGTACGTGTGACGCCCACATACCAAATCCGGTTTTCTTCGTCTTCTTTATCAGGGCTTTTTTCAATAGCTTCCCTAATAGTTTTGGTGTTATCTAAGATGAGTAGGACATTATCGGCCTCTCCTCCTTTGGCTGCATGAATCGTTGATAGTTTAACTCTTGCTTCCTTAGATAATTTTTCCTCTGCTTGTAACATATCTCTAATGTAGAGACTGTCCTCAGGTTCAGTTTCAAAAACCTCGAACCATTGCTGCGTAGGGCTGTAACCAAATTCTTTTAAGTCATAAAGTCTTTCTTCCTTTTCTGAAAATTCTTTACCAAAATATTCAAATAAATCTTTACACTCTGAGATCGATAATTGGGATCCTTGAGTCCAACGAGTATAATTTTGAATGGCATCATAGAGAAGAGTCTTATAACTCTTTCTGTTTTTATACTCAAAATAAATCCCCATATCTCTGAGGAAGGGTTTAAGTTTTATTAATTTGTCATTGTAGCGTGCTAGCACTAACCATTTTCCTTTATGTAAAGGAACATCTTCAATAGAAGT